GAATATTATGGTATTCTTTCTTAATTTCTAAGAATCCAACACAAGAAAAATTTTGGTATGGTTGGTATAAACGAGCATCGGAACAATAATGGCATTATATATAACAGCAAGAGATTTAAAAGATACCTTTCCGAACTTAGATGAGTTCGATACTAAGAAACCAATTTATAGTTGGGTAGTTGATTCTGGGAGTAGATATGTTTCTCACGACTCAGGATTAGTCACACAACTCTTTGTTGACGGAAAAGACTTAGGTGCTGCTCAATCTGCTAAAACTGATGTTGATACCAATGACGAGTGGTATTATGATAGTGACGCAGATGCTGTGTATTATTACAATGATACTAGTAGTCCTGAAGATTTATTAATGGAAGCAGGAGAAGATTTTACTACATTAAAAAATCGTGTAATGCAAGATGCTACTGATTATGTTAATTCTAAATTAGACCCTACACTTCCAAGAGAACAATTTTTATTAAAAGACGGAACTTATGATTATTTGATTCGTAGATTAACTTCATTGATTGCTGCATATTTCTTAGTTAAAGGAAAAGAACCAACTAGTGAAATAGCAGAAGCTCTCTTTGAAGAAGCATCAATGCACATTGACGATTTAAATAGTGGTCGTGCAAGATTAACTTTCCAAAATACTGGTGATGCATCAAGAGGAATTGTTCGTAAAATCTCTGTGTCTGGAAGTCTTAATATTGTTGACACTAGAGGACATTACTATGGAAGTTATGATAGATTAAAAGTAATTGTAACTGCTGGTGGTGCAATCGGAACTGCTACTTATACTGTTTATGCAAAAGATACCGATGGTTTAAAAAATAATATTGTATTACAAGATGAAATCATCAATGGTGATTATCAAGAATTAGCAGGTGGATTACAAATAAGATTTCAAGGTTCATCTGATGCCTCTACTGCAACTTTAAACGATGAATGGGAAGTAGAGGTTACAGGCATTTATGAAGAAGAAGAAAATGCTTCTATGCGTTCTGTTAAAATGACTCGTAAAGATTTCAGACAATTCTATCGAGGTAAGAATGGCAGTCGCATCTACTAATGCTTGGAAAACTCAAGTAGAAGAAACTATTCAATCTGGCATAAGAAATGAATTTTTTGCATCTATGCCTGTCTTTCGTTCCAGAGATTTTCAACATAGAGGAAATCAATTCTGTATATTAAAGGGTGAAAATTCTGACCCAAATAACACAATGTATCAAATTATTGGTAATGATTATAATTTAAGTTTAGAGTTTTTTATGTTAGATAGAAAAAGAAACGAAACTACTGTTAAAAAATTTTTCAGTACAATATCTAGATTAGAAGAAGCATTTTATTCTTTATTAGATATTGACCCATTATTTAATATTTCTATTAATGAAATATCTTACGAAGATGATATTGAGTTTAATGGTTATCGAAAAGCAACATTTGATATGACCGTAAGGAATGTACGATAATGGCTATTTCTTACAACAATATTACCTATGAGAAAATAATGACTCCATTACGTGATAAATTACGCACAGAGTTTAAAGGAGCATTACCAATTTATTTTGATAATCAATATAAAGAGATTGGAACAAAATCATTACGTATATATCCAGTTGCACAAACATTACAAGAAAAACGCACGAAATCGTATCTAAATCTTTATGAATTAGAAATGGATTACGTGATTAAAACAAATCATAACGGAGAAAGAGCTTTAGACGAAATGTACAAAGATGTCAGTCGTATTGAAACCGTATTGTTTAACAATTCTAATGGTGGAGATATTCCTTATTTCTATGCAGGAATGCCAACCGTAGACCACAATATTGATACCGATATTCCGAATGTTTACATATCAAGAATTAGCGTTCCAGTCCTATATGAAGAGGTTCACGAACGCTATGTAAGGTTTATAACATCGAATAATAATTTCTTTGTTCTTTCCGATGGTTCTTTTTATATTGTAAGGAGTTAATTATGGCTAAAAAATACAAATTAAAAGATGGTTTAATGCCACGCAAACCAAGTTTCTTAAAATTAGATAAAGATAGTTGGTATAAATTAAATCGTGGAAAATCAGTAGAATTAGACATAGTACCAGATTTAGCAAAAAATTATTTAGAAGAAATTAAGACACAAGTCAAAAAAGAGGTAAAGAAAGATGGCGAACAGTAAAGTAAGTTTTAGTCCAAAAGATTTTCAGTTAGCAATAGCTCCTGAAACAACAGTAGGGACACCTATAGAAGCTGCAGGTGAAGCTACATATAAATATATTAATATTGATTCTATCGAGTTTCCTTCATTAAATCCACAACAGGTTTTAGATGTTAGACACGGAACAGGTAGAACATTAAAAAAAGTTGATATGTTTTTATCTAACAAGCTAACCGTAAAAGAAATTAGTTTTTCTGGTATTGCAGATAGCACTATTTTACCTATGTTACTATCAAACATTACACAAGAAACTGCTTCTACTTATGACTTTGAAATAGGGTATGACCCAGATGAGATTAAAGTTGGAGAGTCTGCAACAGATAACACAAAAACATTTACTGTCTTATTAGATTCTCCACAATCAGGAAGTCAAATGCAATTTCCTGGCTGTGTATTAACTTCTCTAACATTAAATGCAGATATTGCAGAAGAATCAGGTAGAGTAAAATTTTCTGGAACATTTAAAACAGGTATTAAACCTGTATTAACTGGAGTATCTGCTATATCTGTAACAACAGCTACTTATTTCAATGCTAATTATTTTATGACTGACTATGGTGACGCAGGTGACGCAGGAGCAGCTACCACTATAGCAGGTATAGATGACCCTGTAGTAAAATCGTTCAGTTTAACTATGGAAAATGATGCACAATTTATGGGATTTGATGCAGATGGTAATTATCAAATTATCGCAAGAGCATTACCAGAAGTTTCTGTAACATTTGATTCTGTAATTAAATACGATGACGAAACAGAAGGTTTGATTAATACATTTGAAACACAATCTACTGGAACAGTTGCAAATACATTAACAGCATTAACTTCCTCAACAAGAAACTTTGGTGTTTCAATACCTGCAGCAGTAATTACTGATGTAAGTTTCTCTGAAGAAGAAGCAATGTTTATGTCTGTTAGTACCAAAGCAGTAGCAGATTCAGCTCAAACTAATCTTCTATCAATATCAGTAGAATAACCAATAAAGGATAATTAATGTCTAAGAAAATCACACTCAAGAGTGGCAAGAAAGCTACACTTATAGAAATGTCTGTTGATTCTTTTGATAAATGTATGGACGCCGTACAATTTGAAGAAGTAGATGGACAATCAGTTATTAAAAATCAATTTGCATTAAGTACACTATGGATTAGAAATGGTGTAGATGGTGCAGATGATAAATATATTAAATCTCTTTCTATCAATGATAGAGTAGAGTTACAACTAGCTATTCAGGAATATAATAGCTTGGGGGAATAGATTCCCTCTCACTAGAACTTAATATTTTAATAGATGATTGGTGTGAGGGTTGTAAGTATTCTACCTTTCCTTATAAAGCTAAATTACCTCTAAAGAATAATAATAGCGTTCACACCTTTACATCTATGGAAGATGTTTGGTATGTTATTCGTTTATTGAAAAAAGAAGTAGAAGAACATAACGAAACTGCTGAAAAAAAGTTTACTTTACACCAAACAGTTCTATCTCATTTACCATTTTTTGCTTGTCCTAATCATTTTTTAGATAAAAAATATCAACGAGATATACAGAGATATATCTATTGCCAGAAGATGAATGTTCCTCCTTATGATGGACATTATGGAAATCACCCAAAAAAATGGATTGATAAGTGTAATATTATAGAAAAAATGTTAAATTATGTACAGTCGGAACAAATTAAAAAAACAAAATAATGGCACAAACAGATTTAAAAGTTCAAATTAGGTTTCAAGCAGTAGGTGATAAAAAACTTGCTGCTGCGTTTACTAAAGCTGCTGATGCTCAAAGAAAGTTAAAATTAACTACTGAAAAGTTAGAAAAAGCTCAAGATAAGTTAAACAAACAAGGTCTTTTAAGCGTTAGAAATAATAGACTTTTATCAAACTCTTTTGCTACTTTACGTAGTAAAATGCTTTTGGCTTCTTTTGCTTTTACTCTTATTTCTGGAACAATCGGTAAATTTATTCAAAAATCTGCTGAGTTTGAAAAAGTAAAAACAAGATTAAACGCTATGTTTGGTTCTGTTGAAAGAGGAACTCAAGCATTTAATACATTCAATAAAATTGCAGCAACTACTCCATTTACATTACAAGATGTTGTTGAAGCTGGTGCTACATTAAAAGCATTTGGTGCTGATGCAGAAAATTTAATTAAACCTGTTTCTGACTTAGCAGCATTTATGGGAACAACTGCAACTGAAGCTGCTGCTGCACTTGGACGTGCATTTGCAGGAGGTGCAGGTGCTGCTGATATTCTTAGAGAAAGAGGTATTTTACAATTAGTCAAAGATAGTCAAGGTATTGAAGATTTAACTAAAATTACTTTACCAGAATTTAGAGCAGCATTAGAAAAAACAATTACTGACCCTTCTGTTGGTGTTGCTGGTGCAACTGATAAACTTTCTAAAACTCTTTCAGGTTTATTTTCGAATCTATCAGATTCATTTACAAGATTAATGGCTGCGTTAGGAGATATTGCTGCTGGTAGTACATTTAGAAGTGGTGTTGAAGCTATGACAGGATTGTTTAGTAGAATGGCAGAAGCACTTAATGAAATTAATAAAACAGATGTAGAAAAAATTGATGAGATAAGAAAATCTTTAGGTATGCCAATTATATCAAGAGATGATGATGTGTCAGAACCCATAGAAAGAAGTGCAGAATCTTTAAGAAAGATTGTAAAACCAGGAAGAGAAGCAGGTATGGTTTTTGAAGAACTAGAAACTTCTTTGACAGCTTTTGAAAAAGTTAAATCAGTATTTGATATATTTGAAGGAACAGGTTTTAATAAATTTGCTATGGGTTTTAAATTTTTAGCTGGTAGAAATGTTCGACAAGCAAGAAAACAAGTGCAAAACTTAAAAGAAGAGCTTGATAATATATCAGAATTGACTATTGCCGAAGCAGGAGAAGGTTTTGAGTTTGACCCATTTAGTGGTATTAGAGCTTTAAAAACGATTGATGCTTTTTCTCCAGATTTATTAAAAATTAAACCAAGAGGACTATTTCCTAGCAATGAAGATTTAGCTAAAGGGTTAAAAGCATTTTCAGATGATTTAGGAACTCAATTAGAAGGTTTTGATAGAGATAAATTTAGCAGGGCTTTTGAATCATTATTAGAATTTGAAGAATTATTTCAACAACAATTAGTTGGTGGATTTATGAACTCATTCAATCAAATTCTTTCTATGCAACAACAAAATTTAGATACAAGAATTAGAAATGAAATTAATGCTTTAAAGAAAACAGATAAATACAGAAATGCTTCTATGGAACAAAGACAAACTATGGAAGATGACGTTAGAGCTAAATTTGTAGATAGTCAAAAGAGAATATTTAAACTTCAAAAAGCATTACAAATCTCTCAGGTTATTATTGATACTGCAAAATCTATAAATACGTTAATGCAAATGGCATTAGCAGCTAGTTATATTGACCCAACTGCTATTCCAAGAGCTAAAGCACTATCTGTTGCAATGGGAGCAGTTTCAGCAACTCAAATAGGATTAATTGCTAAACAACAAGCTCCAGCTTTTGCACGAGGAGGTTCTTTCATTACACAAGGGCAACAAATGATTATGGTTGGAGATAATGCAGGTGGTAGAGAACGAGTCGATATTACACCTATTTCTTCTCCTGCTTTTGGTGATGCAGGTGGTGGCAATGGAATTACCGTCAATATTATGGGTAATGTTATCGGAACACAAGAATTTGTAAGAGATAATCTTTTACCAGAAATAGAAAACTCAATTAGAAGAAATCTTGCGTAATGCCTCTAGCTGGAAATCCCAATTATAATGGTGCTTTATTATCAAGCAT